GAACATAATACATACGTGACAGATCTTTTGTTTGAGGATCACCAATATCACCTAACTCTTTATTTAATGCATACCAAAAATGTTTAATCTTTTCTTTAGGTACATGGATTGATAACGGAAATACTATCCTAAACTTAGGATGTTCTTCAGTGGATGACGCAGTAGAGTAAATAATATGATTCCATTTTCCATAACTATCTAATAGTTCTTGCTCAAAATTTTCTATATCGAATTTATATTCATCTACATCTACTGCACACCAACCAGCCCAACCAAGTACGTTATCATTAGCACGTGTCGTATCTTCCTTGTATATAGCTGGAGAAATAAGAGGGGCTGACTTCTTATCTTTACGTTTACTTCGTGATAATTCAAATAATAATTGTTCAAACTGTGCATACGAACTAAAGTTCATACGCTTATGAGTTTTATTATCAAATATGCTTTTAAATAATGTTAAGGAAAATTCCATTATACCTTTTCGATATTACCTACTTTCCAACTAGCATAAAGTTTACTAAACTTAGTATGCTCTTCTAGTGTTAGTTTATCGATATCTTTGGCTTTATAAATTAATAGCCATCTACGATAATCTATTTGAGATTTTTGTATTGCTTTTTTTAATGCTGCCATTTTAATTTAATGTTGGTCTTTCAACGTTGATATCATCTCTACTTTCTAATATTTTCGATGTCATCATTTTAAATTCATCTTCAGACAATGCTGCTTTATAAATTGTAAGAGCTTGTGCCATCATGATTCCTGCACATTGCAATGGTTCATTTTTTGCAGTTAGTTGTTCAAATTCTCTATATAATTCTTCCATTATTTTTTCTCCTTTTCTAATAATTCTTTTGCGTTTGGTGTCCATTCAGAATTAATCTCTGGATTATCTTGTAAGATTTCTGATCTAGCTTTGTTCGCTTCCATAGCTCTCTTGATAATTTCTTCTGACCAAGCATTTGGAATAATACCGTGATTATGTTCGTGACTTGGTGCTACCCATCCAGCCGGTTTAATTAAATCTGGTAAGCCTAATGGATTTGGTCGTTCTGGTTTCTCACCAACTTCCTTAGTCATATTTGCTTCTAAGACTTCATCCCATGCTTTATGTGGATTAATACCCATTGCATCTAATGTACCAATAGCTACTACACATAAATCAATAAGACCATCAACGATCTCTTCTGCATCTTCCAGAATCATAGCCTCACGTGTTTCATCGTACTCTTCTTTAATAAAATCTAATCTAAACTCAAGGTATTTCTTAAGCTCAAATGGTGAAGCATTAGATATCCATTCACGGACACCATATTTGTTTTGCATTTTATTAATATCGTTTACCCAATCTGCGCTCATATTACTCCTTTTATATTCGTTATTACTATTATATCATACATTTATTAAATGTACATACCTAAACAAAAAATGATTCAAGGGATATAGTCTTTTCACTTTCCCATCCAACTGCATGTAGAACTGGCTCAATTGCACCTAAAAAGGTTTTCTCAAACTGTAGATTATAGTCAACATACTTTTCTAGTTTAAATTCTTGTGGAAGGTAGTCAATAAATGCAATGACGTTCTCCTTTATAGGGTTTGGTTTAATTAAGTATGTGAACTTAACCTTATCACCACCCACTATTTTTTCTATTTTATTATTAAGCTTCTTATCATCTATTAATGCATTATGCAATATGGCTCCGCGGACATGTATAGGCGTACCCTTTTTATATACAATACTTTTAGATTGCCATTTCTTTATATGTTGAACCCCTCGTGGGAAGCTAACCTCCTCTGCTGAGGCATTACTAAATGCAACTTTAAAATTTGCTATATCTGCTTGGACGGTTTCCTCATCTGTATCAATGATCCTTTTAAATATATCTTTTAATGCTTGTCTACATATTGCTGGTGTAGATGATTTGACTGCCTCGATGCCCATGATCTTTAACTTAGGATTTGTATAACGAACTCCCTCATTGTCATGCACGTTTAATATGTATCTTTTCTTTGCTGTCCATATACCACGATTGGCAATAACCTCACGACCCATAACCATTTTGTTTTCTATACCACCGAGTCTATTATATAAATCATCATAACATTTAGCGAGGGCACCTTCCAATGCTGTTGAACACATCTTATCTAAAAAGTCTACTGGCTTGGCTGGACCAAGACGTTCAACGAATTCGTTAAGACAAACATATAGTGAGTCAGTATCAATAGCAACAACATAGTCTTTATTTGTCTTGAGTGTTTCATTAAGATATTGATTAAGATATTTCTCTGCCCAACGAATAGTTGCTTGACCAGTAAGAGTAATACCTTCGGCAATTCTCATGTCAAAATATCTAAACCATTTATTACCCATTGCACCATACAAGGAATTCAATAGGATCTTAAGAGCCATCTGTTGGTTTTTGGCAATGGCTATACGCTTCTCAAGTGCATAGACCTCTGACTTGTTGCCACATAATTCTAATTCTTGTTCGGCCTTAATTTGTTTATGTTTAAATTCTACACGTTCACTATAGATTTCTTGAATGATTTGTGGTAATACACCAAGCTTCTTTGTATTAAACCTAACACCATTAACAGCTAAAGCAGTATTAGGTATATTGTTCCTCACTTTACCAGCAAGAGTAGATTCAACATTGACTCCTCGCTCGTCCATACCAGTTAGTATAGTTTCAGGAGACATATTGTATTGCATAATAATTGATGGGTATAGAGAGTTTAAGTCAAACGAACATATCCAGTCATGCATTCCAACCTGAGGATCTTTAACATAACCTCCAGGATATGCACCTTTATATGATTCTTTATTCATCGGTACAGCTATACGTTTGGAATGTAAATCTCTGTATATAAGTGAATCCCATATAGCCACAGTCCCGAGGACTTGCTCATAGTTCACCCCACCTTTATATGCCATAGTTAAACATAGAGTAATAAGACCAAGCTTATCTTCCATACGATCTATAAGCTCTACGTCTTTAATATTATAATCAATAAACTTTTGATAGTCATTATCATATAATTCGTTAAGGTCAGAGGCTTCACCAAAGTCAAGCTTCTTCTCACCAAGAACTACATTGGCAATGTTATCTAATTTGTAAGACTCTTGTGGACCATATGAATAACCAAACTTTTTAAAGATTGCCATATAGTCTAAGACAGCCACACCTTTTATTTCATACTTTTTAGTTGTTTGATTATTATTAAATGTGTCTTTACCCTCAATTATTCTCCATGGCGATAAGAATTTCTCTCTTGAATTACCGAGGATATGCTTTATACGATTAATAAGATATGGTATATCAAAGAACTCTACGTTCCAACCAGTAATAACGTCGGGGGAAGTCTTAGCCCAGTGATATACAAATTTGTGTAAGAGCTCATGCTCATCTGCACATTTAATATAACGAACCTCATGAGTTTGCATAAGAGAATTGTCTACGTCATATTCACCACAACCAAATGTGTAATAGGTATCGTCAATATTATTCTTCATTGTGATTGCTGTGATCTCCTGATCAGCATCCGCGGGGTCAGGAAACCCTTGGCCGAATCTACATTCGATATCAAGTGAGGTCACATTAATCATATTACGATCCCATTTGATCTCACCAGGGAATTGCTCATTAAGATATTGTACTACATAATTAGTATTGCCATAAACTTTAAAGTTAGGGACATTACTATATTGCTTAGTAAACTCCGTGGCTTCTTTCATACTACCAAATACTATTGGCTCTACGGGAGTACCATCAAGGGCATTCCAATCGTGGGCATTATTACCTGTATTATTGACGTATATAGTAGGTTTGAATGGGACATTGAAGCTTACCTTCCTGCCATCTTCATAACCTATATATTTAATCATCTTCCCGAAACGGAAAGCGTTGGTATAGAAAGTATTATTCATGATAGTATTATATCATAAATCATACCAAATGTACATATTTTTATGTTAATATTTCTGGAGTCTCGTTTAGTTGAATTTTATTTGTGCCTTGAAGCATTTGTTTATATTGAGCTTTTAGATCATCGGTTGGCATAAGGTTAAACATGATATGATCTTTCTTAATTGTCATTGTATCTAATTCACAATAAGACATATATGGTATAAAACCAATTTGATCTTTATTTGGAATTAAAAGAACTGGATCTGTTACTGTTAGAGTTAAACCTGATTCATTCACTACACACACTAATATTTCTTCGCCCGACGTAAGCCGGATTAATTTAATTTTATTCATAATTTACCTATGTTGTTTACTAATATAATCTTTGACCGCTGATTTGATTGCATCCTCCGCTAGTACACTACAGTGTATTTTAACTGGTGGCAAACTGAGAGCTTCTACAATAGCTGTATTCTCAATTGCTTGGACAGCATCTACTGTTTTACCTTTAACCCATTCAGTTAATAATGAAGAAGATGCGATTGCTGAACCACAACCATATGTTTTAAATTTTGCATCTGTAACAACGTTGTCTTCAATCTTAATTTGAAGTCTCATTACGTCGCCACAGGCAGGAGCACCTACCATACCAGTCCCTACTGTTGGATCCGTCGGATCCATCTTACCAACATTGCGTGGGTTATTGTAGTGGTCTAAAACTTGGTCTGAATATGCCATGCGCTCCTTAGTTAATTTAACCTAACAGCAATTTTGCTGCTTTGTTTAATGAACCTAAATTGATAGTTTGAGGCTTATCTTCTTCTGGAATATCATTCTCCAAAATAATAACAAGCAAACCATCTACAATATCTGCACCAATCACTTTGATTGTGTCAGCTATAGTGAATGATCTTTCAAACCCTCTAGAAGAGATTCCACGATGTGTGTAGTCTCTAGTGTCTTCACCAGAATGTTTCTTACCAGTGACAGTTAAAACTCCTTTTTCAAGAGTTAGGTCAATGTCATCTTTACTAAATCCTGCAACAGCGATTTCGATTAAAAAATGACCATCATCTTTTCGAATAACATTGTAGGGCGGATAGCCTACTCCACGAGCTTCACCCGGTGGGATTGCTTGTAATGTGTTGAAGAGTTGATCGAATCCAAGGAATGTATCCCTTGGGAAGTTAAATGCTAAGTTTGACATAATTGTCCTCCTATTAAATAGCAAGGTTAAAAGTGTAGCATCATGCTACGTTCATGCAAGACCTTTCGCATCCTGCAATTCTATTTATACAGGTTTTATTTAATACCTATATTATATTTCGGGCATAATTCCCAGTCAGACTTGTCTTTGTGGGATATTATTTTAATTTGGTTTAGTGCTGCTGTTTCTCCGATTGGTGATACTGTAGTTAGTAATCCCCAGTCATCCATTAATTTGACTATTGTATTTCTACGGTTTAGATCATTTATTGTAAGATTAGATGGCTTACCGTCTAATAAGAATAACTCTTTAAAGTGAGTTATGAAATATCTTCCTTGCTTGTGAAGGATATGACATGATTGAAATAATTTATTATCTTTTTTAGAAGCCACTCCTATTCTCGTGAGAGTTTCACGTATCTTAAGAAAATCATCTGGCTCGGCTAATGTAACTTCTAACATCATATCTGGTTTCCAATTAACCAGTTCATCGTTGTATTCCGCCATAATTTATTCTTCCCCTTATTGTATTCAAGTTTTCATTACTTAAAAGCGGAAGGACATCACGAGCTTTCTCATTACTATAA